CTTCTTACGCAATTCATTCAAATTCATGATTTTTCTCTATTTTTAATGGTTGTAAAGTTTTGTCTCGGATCTGAGGTTCGCACTAAGCTGAATCAACATGTCCTTCTTGTGATCTAGCATAATGCAAACCGACTTCAAAAGCAAGTAGATCTGCTCTTCCTCTTGAATTTTATTTTTAAACTCTAAGTATTCATTATTAGAATTAACGAAATCGTCCAAGTATACCGCAGTAGCCTTACCACCCTTGGATCGGTTACTATCGGACTCATCCTTGCGAACAGAAGAGTAAAAATGAATCAGATTATTATTTAATCTGTCCAGCTTACCCTTCTGCATGATCATCAACCCATTATAATATGAATAGATGGAAGGATGCTTAATTAACTCAGAAACTATATCATTCTTGTCGATCTGAGACAATTCCTGAGTTAATTCGAAATAAGCTTCAGGATCAAGCTTACTTAAGTTTTCTTTTGGGTAAAATCGCATACTGTATTATAGAGGATGTGATTAAATATTAACTTTTATTCGCTAGCATCCTGAGCCTGAGCTTCCTCTGCACTCATCTCCTCCATCGTAAGGTTAGTATAGTTAACCGCACCGTGGATGGTATAGTGCTGCTTGGAATCTCTGGCCTTTACGACGTATACACGCATTCTGCCCTTGTCGTATTCCTCTTGCGTCTGGTTAAGAGAGATAGCCCAGTCGGCAGGGCGAATCTTGCCATAGCTATCACCAAGCTCTGCATCGGTAATAGTGGCTACCTTCTTCCCCTGACGGTTTGTTTGAGTTGCCGTCCAAACGAGGATATTGTTTTCCATGGCGAGGCCACGAAGTTCTTGAGCGATTCTTTCCTGGGCCTGATACTCAGCATCAATTACGCGATTGGGGCGCAAAAGTTCAAGGTAATCCACGATAAGGATATCAGGGACAAAATCATGGTGTAGCTTAAGTTGAACAAGTAGTGCTCGAATCTGATTAACCGTGAGCTGACCAGTTGGGAACTCCTTAATAATCAGCCTGGAATCTGCATACTTAGCCTTCACCTTAGTAAGACGATCCTTAACTGTAGGCATGGAGCCAATCTCCTTAAGCCTAGTAGTTGGGACCATGGTTAAAATAGCATCAAATCTTTGGGCAATCTTGTCTTCCGCCATTTCAAGAGAAATGTAAAGAACCTTCTTGTTCTCCTTAATAGCAGCGACACCTTGGTTAACCAGATAAAGCGACTTACCTACACCTGGGGGAGCAATGACCATTGCAAGCTCCTTGGCACTCAAGCCACCATCCAAGAACTCATTATGGGTGTTGAAGACGGTCTTGAATCGCTTCTTCTCCTTGTTATCGAACTGACGATGATATCGGGCATCAATGTCATCAAAGTAAATCTGACCTACATTGACCTCTCGGCAAACGAGCATTGCCTGACGAACCTTCTCTTCAATTTCGGCAATACGATTCTCCTTAAGAAGGAGGACGCTTTCCTTAATGGCGTGAGAAATGGCCTGCTTCTTTGCGTAATCCTCTACTAGATCAAGAACGAACTCACGATTATCGAGGACAGACTGATCAATATTATTGATCTGTAAAACGTCATCTTCGTAATCTGAGAAATCTTGGCCGCGAGGAATGCTCTTCTTGATATCCTCAAGGAGAATGTCATCAGGTGGAATAGTCTTATACTTATCGTAGTAACCTTTGATTCGCTCAAAAATGAAAGCATAAGATGGGAATTCAAAGTATTCAGGCTTGATCAGCCCTACAATCTGAGAATAGAAGTCCCTGTCATGCTTGATAAGGTAAAGAATACCACGCTGAATGTTATCTGAGAATGAATAACTCATTTTGATGATTGTGACCTGTTAGACCTGTTTGGATTAAAATTCTTCTTGTTTCCTGCGTGTTTTACAACTTGTTCTTTTCTTGCTTGTTGGTTAGCTGCAACTTCCTGATCAGTCATCTTCTTAGCTACTCCAGTTTTCACTAAGTGATCCATGTCAGGATCAACAGCTTTGTAGTGGGATGCTCCACCTACACCTTCGATAGCTCTCTTAGATCTCTCTATCGAAGTATTGTAGAATGAATGGGCTTGTTCTTTATCCATACCATCTCGCATGTATCTCTCTACTTTACGACGAATCTGAGATTCATCTTTCTTTACGAGAACGGAGAAATGCTGAACCATTTGATCCCCGCATTCGGGGCATTGCTTCTTTCTAGGCTCTCCGTTCTTTTTTGCAAGAGAGTATCCGTGCTTACCACAATTGTTACAAATCATGGTAATGTCCTTAGCTTTTTCTTCTTTCTCCTGCTCGTAAGCTTCTAACTCTTCAGGAGTTAGAAGCTCACCATCCCGGTAAGTATCAAACTCACCAGTTATTTTATTAAGTTTTCGGATGTAGATCGTCATATCAGCTTCCGCAGGAATTATCACCAATTCTGCAAACCTCAGCCGATGCAGTCTCAGCGGTGGTTGCTGGCTTGGCATACTGTGCTATGTTTTCTGGGGTGAGAGGAATAGCCTGGAGTGGCTCCATTCCCTTCGATCCAGCACGATACACCGTGAGCCCCTTAAGATAAGGTGCATATTGAAGAGCTACCTGAGCAACATCTTCCCACTGTGATGACTCTGGCAGGTTAATGGTCTTGCTGATAGCGTTATCAATATAGCGTTGAATGGTAGCTTGCACCTTAATGTGCTCCTCTGGGGTTACATCATAGGCACCTACGAATAAATCTAGATTCTTTCCCTTCTCAAGATATTCCTTAAATAGTGGATCAAGGACAACTTCCTCAGCCCACGTATTAGCGACACGGTAGCGACGCTTATACATAGCCGCGAAGATTGGCTCGATGCCGCTAGATACACCATGCACCATGGAGATAGTTCCAGTTGGTGGGACCGTAAGCATTACAGCATTACGAATACCGTGCTCACGAATCATCATACGGATCCTAGCAGGCAACGTCTTTGCAAAGTTCTCTTGTAGGAAGAGGCGTGCATTAAACGCAGGGAATGGCTTCTTATCCCGAGCGAGGTAGACCGAAGCCTTGTAAGCTTCATCACGAATAGTGGTAAACAAACGATCCAAGAACTCAAGGCACTTCTCGGAACCATACTTAATTCCTGCCTTGATGAGCATGTAATGCATACCCATAACGCCAAGGCCGATACGGCGGGAACGCTGACCAACCTCGTTGCACTCAGGGATTGGGTAGTGGTTTACGGTGAGCACGTTGTCCAAGAATCTTACACCAACACGGACTACTTGTGCAAGACGTTTCCAGTCAAATTCACCAGTTTCGTCATCAACCATGTTTGCAAGGTTAATGTTGCCAAGGCAGCAGTTGCCGTATGGTGGAAGCGTAATCTCACCACAGGGATTCGTAGCGTTCATACGCTCAAAGTATGATACGTTCGTGTAGTTGTTAGCGAGGTCGATATTGAATATACCCGGATCACCAGACTTAACTGAATTCTCCCAGATTCGATCCCACAACTCTCTAGCCTTCATATCCTTACGGAATGCGTTCTCAAACGTATCCCCGTAGTTCTTGAGGTTGTGAAGCTTTACACGTTCAATAGCATCATTCTCGTCAAGACCAATGCTAGTAACTTGCTCACGCTCACCCTTAGGGCTTACACGGGTCATTTCATAAGTATGATACTTACGGTTGTTGAACGTAAAATACCAATCTTCGTTGGTCTCACAAGCTTCAATGAATCTATCAGTAATAGCTACTGAGATATTGAAGTTAGTAAGCTGACCAAGATCCAACTTAACGTGAAGGAACTCAATGATATCTGGGTGAGTAACATTCAACTCAGCCATTAGGGCCGTTCTACGGTTCTTGCCTGCACGAACATGGTTACCAATCTCGTTGATCATCTGCATGACCGATACGGCACCTGGAGCAGAGTTCTTGATATTCTGGATATCATCACCCTTTGGGCGGATCTTGCTAAAGTTAAATCCTATTCCACCACCAGCGCATGAGATCTTATACATGTCGGCAATAACCTTACCGATTGAATCTACGCTATCCTCTGGTTCAAGGACATAGCAGTTAAGCATGTTTTGCTTTTGTCTTCCTGAGCCAAATATGATTCTTCCACCTGGGACGAAGTCACCTGTAGCAAGCACTTCAAAGAATCTACGCTCGTAGAATTCCTTCTCGTCATCCTTCTCAGCGGATGAGATATGCTTCGCCATTGCACGGCA